CATATGATACATCAGATGCTATAGTAAAGACATACATTACATTTGAATACCTTGAGTTAGGAGCCAATGCTCCAGAAGGATTTTTTGTTAATACTATAGATGTTCCTAAAAATGGTGTAGTCAGCCCAGGAAGTGAATGGATCAATACTAAATATGAAGTTGTTGATAATACAATTATATATCCTCCAAAGGGAATTGATTTTAATAAAATAGCGATTGTTGTTCATCTTGAATTTTTAGTTGATGGAATTAAATATCAACCAATAAAAATTAAAAACCTACAGTTGGCCTCACAAGCCTTTAATTATAATACAGCAAATAATATAGGCACTAGATTTGGAACTAACGTATATCCATATATCAGCAATGGATATTATTATAACTATAAATCTAAAAATCCTTTTGTTATATATAAAGACTCCTCTCCATATCTTTATTTGACTAGAAACTCTGGTTTAGAATTGCGAGGCAGTTATGATCCACTTGTTAATAGAGGGGTTGCTATACCAGTTAATGCTAATAAAGATGCAAACTATGAAATGATGGCTATGCAATCTTTAATTAGATTTAATGAAGATTTTTTCCCATATGCTCCTACACAGATTATGCAAATAAATGCAAAAGGTAAAACAATAAAGTTATACATGGTAGCCAACCATCCAACAGGTAGAAGAGCAAAAATATATGCGATTGATGGAAATACAGGAGCGCTCTATAGTGGTATAGCATTTTATTTAAATGGAAAAATAGTAAAAGAGCCAGTAATTAATATTAATGAATGGACAATGTTAGGAATAGGATTTCCTAGTATATTAAACTTTAAGTCTTACGCTGGTTCAATAATGGTTAATGGCCCAATTATATTTAATAGTTTGTCATTTTATCAAACAACAAATTTGCAGGCTATTCAGACAGTAACAAAGAGGCCTTGGGCTAGGGTAAAGTTTTCTGTAGATGGTGTTTTTGATTGGGAATACTGGAATGATTACTTTGTATGGCAGGGTGTGTTGGTACAGTCAGCAGTTAGTTATTATGGAGTAAACCCTTCAGATCTATACAAAGCGTATACTGGAACTAATAAAATTATAGTCGATGATTCTAGAGTTTTTAGTTTTAAAGATTACGAGTATGCAATTTTTAAAGATATTTTGTGGCAGTCCCAGATATCAGATGCGGTATAATATGGTATACTAATGGTTATGAAAAACAAAAATCAGCCACTTTTTGGTAAAGACGGTAAACCAAGAATGCCTGGTCAAATAGGCGAAACCAAAGTCACTCTAATAGATAAAAATTATGACTGGGGTATTTATGTTTGGAAAAAATCTAATGGTAAGTGGTTTACTGATGGAAATGGAAATATATTGAATATTCCATCAATGAAGGGCGATCTTGCAAGAATTGCAGAACTAAAGCAGGCAGCAGCATACTATGGAGAGCCAGATGGAGAGCCATATTTTTTTGCAGGTATGGGAAGAGTTACTGATGAGGAATATAGTGAGCAGGTAGATAGAATGAAGGCTGGACTTATTCCTAATCTAAACGATCTTGGAGCCGTGCAGGCAGCAAAAGATACGATTGCTAAGTATGGAGATGAAGAGTAATGTCAGAAGAAAAAGAATATGTTATTGGTGCCAGAATAGATGCACTATCAGATCCGCAAGACTCATTTAAGTCATCAGATCCATTCAATAAATCATGGACAGAATTAAAGTCGTATTCTGGCATAGATAATAATTTTAAAAGAAGAACTAACCGTTTAGTCGAAAAAGCAATGCCGAATGATCCGACACAAGGATACTTAGATAGTGCAAGAGCAGAGCAACACGGTATAGGAGACTCCAAATCAAAAGAAATTAATCCTGGAACTGTATACAGAAATGGCTATGGATTATTTGATGTAATTACTCCACCATGGAATGTTTATGAACTTGCCAATTATTATGATACATCTTTTGCTAACCATGCAGCAATTGATGCAAAGGTTGAAAATATAGTTGGTCTTGGATATGATTTTGAAGTTTCTCCAAGCACAATGCTTAGACTAGAATCAAATAAGGATAGAGGTCAGGTAGAAAGAGCAAGAAATAGAATTGAACGTGCAAAAATTGAAATGCACGAATGGCTTGAATCTTTAAATGATGATGATTCTTTTACAACTACAATGATGAAGGTTTATACAGATGTTCAGGCTGTAGGAAATGGATATCTTGAGATTGGAAGAACAACTCGTGGAGAGATTGGCTATGTAGGACATATTCCAGCAACAACAATGCGTGTTCGTAGATTGCGTGATGGATATGTTCAAATTATTGGAAGTAAAGTTGTATATTTTAGAAATTTTGGGGCAAAAAATGCTAATCCAGTTACGTCTGATCCAAGGCCTAATGAGATTATACACTTTAAACAGTATTCGCCTTTAAATACTTTTTATGGTGTCCCAGATATCATGTCGGCAATAAACTCGCTCCATGGAGACCAATTAGCGTCACAATATAACATTGACTACTTTAGCAATAAGGCTGTCCCTCGTTATGTTGTGACACTAAAGGGTGCTCGTCTATCTGCTGATGCTGAAGATAAGATGTTTAGATTTTTGCAGACTGGGCTTAAGGGCCAATCACACAGAACTCTGTATATTCCGCTTCCTGGAGATAGCGATAGTAATAAAGTTGAATTCAAGATGGAGCCAATCGAGAATGGTGTCCAAGAAGGCTCGTTTGAAAAATATCGCAAGCAAAATCGTGATGATGTTTTAATTGCACATCAGGTCCCGTTATCAAAAATAGGTGGAGGAGATTCTGGATCAATTGCAGCAGCATTAGCGCAAGATCGTACATTTAAAGAACAAGTCTCTAGGCCAGCACAAAGAGAATTAGAAAAAATTATTAACAAGATAGTTAAGGAAAAAACAGATGTTCTTGTCTTAAAATTTAAAGAACTAACCCTTACAGACGAAATCGCTCAATCTCAAATATTAGAAAGATATGTCAAAACTCAGGTTATGCTTCCAAATGAGGCTAGATCTGTTCTTGGATTACCCCAGAGGGAAGGAGGAGATGAGCCGTTTAGCCCTAAGCCAGAAGATAATTCAGAAAGGGCTAGGGATGGAGAAAGACTAAACAATCAGTCCGATGGAGAAGCCACAATTAGTGGAAGAAATCCAAAGGGAGAGGGAAGATCAACTTCTTAGTTATCCACAACCTTATACACAATTTATTAACATTTGTGTAAAAAAGGCTCTATAATATATACTAGTATGACTATATCTAAAGCCCATTGGGATACCGATGGAGAATCAGTAAGGCTTTCCCTTCCATTTGCGAAGGTTGATAAGGAGAGACGTATCGTCTCTGGCTTTGCATCTCTTGATAACATTGATAAGCAAGGCGATATAGTTACCGCAGAGGCATCAATGAAAGCATTTTCAAAGTTTCGTGGAAACATTCGTGAAATGCATCAGCCACTAGCGGTTGGCAAAATGGTTAACTTTAAAGAAGATAGATATTTTGATCCAGAATCTAAAAAGTTTTATTCTGGAGTTTTTGTGTCAGCATATGTTTCTAAGGGTGCACAAGATACATGGGAAAAAGTTTTGGACGGTACATTAACAGGATTTTCAATTGGTGGAAGAATGAATAAATGGGATGATGGTTATGATGAGAAGTCAGATTCCACAATTAGAATTATTAAAGATTATGATCTTGTTGAATTATCATTAGTAGACTCACCAGCAAATCAATTTGCAAACATTATGCATGTAGAAAAAGTTGATGGTATTGAAGTTGTTAAAGGTCAAGATGTTGCGCTTGAAAATGTTTTTTACGATGAGGAATCTGGACTAGTTATGGTTTCAGATGAAGAATCAGTTACAAGTCCAGTGACTGGTAATACGATGAAGAATATAGGTTTCGTTGAAAAAGAAGACAACGAAAAAATGGATATAGTCAAATTCTTAGTAGATAGTGCTAAAGGCATTGATGCTAAGATTAACAAGGAGGATAATCCTATGGCAAAAAAGACAAAGACTGAAGAAGTCGAAGTTATTAAGTCAGAAGAGATCGCTCCAGAGGCAGATGCCGTAGTTGAAACTCCTGTTGCAGAAGTTGCTGAAAAGTCTGAAGAGGCTCCAGTTACTGAAGAAGTTGCACAGACTGAAGAAGTAGTCGAAAAGGCTGAAGAAACAGTTGAAGCACTAGCAGCAGAAGTTGCTACAGAAGTATCTAAATCAGATGAAGCGATTGTTGAAGCAGTTGCAGAAATCAAGAATACAATTACATCAGCCTTTAGCGATTTAGTTGAAACTGTAAAATCTTTGCAGGCAGAAGTAGAAATGCTTAAGTCTACAAAGGTTGATACAGCAGCAGTAAAGAGTTCACTTGATGCAGTCGCCAAAGACATTGCTGCAACAGTTGAACAAGTAGATAAGTTTGGTAAGCGAGTTGATGCAGTAGAAGCAGATACCGCTTTCCGAAAGTCTGGCGATCTAGGCGAGATCGTACAGGAACAACCAGAAATGGTTGAAAAATCCCTATGGGGCGGACGTTTCCTCAAAACAGCCGACTTATTTAATTAAGTAATCACTTAGGAGGTGACAATATGTCGGAAGAGATTAAGAAAAATCAGCCAGGAGAATCAGGC